AGCTCAGCGCCACCTAGCAACATAGTATATTCACCACCGATATTTTGTAGTGCGTCATCTTGATCACCGTTTGTGTATGCTGTTAAACCACCAAGTCCTGCTGTACCTTCGTATGCAAATTTACTCGCATCCATATCATATGACATAGCGCCGCCTAATACTGCTCCGCCAAAAGCAAAGTCGCTTACACCGCCGCCGATTACTGTGTTTTCACTGTCCAGGTTATAATCTAATGCGCCTGTAACACTTGCAATACCTGCGTCTACAGTGTATGCACCTTGCACGTTACTGATATCTGTTACATCAGTTGTCCAATCAGTAAAACCAAGTGCTACACTTGCTGCACCTGCTGTAACTTTAACAGATTCAGTCATAACTGGCGCTGTCAATGTGTGATTGCCTTCTGCATCTGGCATTACACCGTTGTCGTCGCCAATTGCAATTCCAACACTATTTACAGTTGTACCAACTGTCCAATTGTCTAGTGTAATTGAACCGCCGTCTACTGCACTTAAATCTAGATCAACAGTTGCCAATCCACTAGCATTGATATCTAAATCAAGTGCCATTGCACCACCCCATTTGTCTGTGGTTGCATTTTCTGAGAATGTTAACTCAACTTCGCCTGATAGTGTCGGTCCCGATACTACTGCTGGCGCTTCAGCAAATGCCGCTCCCGCGACGAACATTGCTGCTATTGTGGTAAATACGTTACGCATAATAATTTCCTTCTTTTTTGTTATGTGTTCATAAAGCAAAGGGCAAGTTCGACGCTTGCCCTTTCGCTGTGTTATTTATTACAAGCGTTGCTGTGAGTGCAACATTTTGTTATAATCTGAAATTTATGTTGTTTTTATGCAACATCTATAGATCAGCCAGTAATGCTTTCATTTTCTTTTTAGACTTGCCACGCATTTTCATATCAGTGATTGCATCTAAATTAGATGTATCGTCACCAACGACTACCATTGCAATCATTCCCATTGATTTGTGTGGGGTACATTGGTATAGGTAAATGCCTGGAGCATCAAATGTAATAGCAACTTCTTTACCATTCTTTGATTTCTTAGGTGCATCCCAGCCATCTGGACCTGCAATAAATTCTACATTGTGACCTTTTGAAGTTGGTACCCAAGTAATTGTATCGCCTACATCGATACGAGCAATGTCTTCGGAGTAAACCATTTTAGCTCCGTCGTCACGTTTGTTTAACATTTCAATTGTTGTGTCTGCGGCTAGTGCTGGTGTCGCCATAACTGCAAGCAATCCTAGTGTAGTCAATAGTTTAATCATATTTTTTCCTTTTCTATATAATTATCCGCCCGGTACAAATTTATTTTTTGGTTTGTACCAAATTTTTTGGTCGTGTAGTCTGCCGAGTAATTCTTGTATCTCGTGCATTTCTTTTTTGAGCATATCACTTGTTTCGCCGTTAGCAATTGCCATTCCCCTGCGTCCTGCCTTGGCTCTAAGTGCTTGCTCTATAATTTCAATATCTCTTACTGAAAGAGTAAATTTAATATTAGGCTTCATCGGGTACCTCTACCACGTTTTGATTTTCTGGTAAGCATAGAACAGATGTTATTGAGTCATTGAAGCCTGCTTTTGCTATAACTTCTACTGCCAGTCTATCACTGTTATCGGGATTCATAACATACTCCACACATTCTTCTTTGGAATTAAATTCTAGTATTGGAATTATAAAAGGGTCTGCTAATGCCATTGTAACGATAATTAAAAATTTCATAAACTGTTCCATTCAACCTTTACATATTGTGCGTCTAATTCATCTCTGTACTCAATTGCATCCAAAACACAATTAAATACACGTCTAACAGTACTATCTGAAAAATATCCTATAATTTCAATCATTACCAAACTCCTAATGTTTTAGCATTGCCTGCTATAATAAAGCAACAAGTTAATATGTGTAAGACAATCCAAAATGTTCTAAATGCTAATGCACGCCTTACATCTGTTTGTGTTATGGGTAAGAACTCTGGCTTGTCATCGTCATCAAGGCCTATTGGCATTCCTACTGTCCTTGCCCACATTTTTAAAAAGCGTCTTTGTCCGCTCAAGTTCTATTACCTCTTAGGGCAAAGTACATACCACCTACCCATAACAATACGTGTAAGTTATCATACAGTAAAACGTCCCAAAAACTTGCTGGTTCTCCTATCCAAATAACTCCTGTCATAATACTTGCAATGGTAATACCGCTGAAGCGTGTAATTAAATCACCAATTTCTTTGGTCTTTTTCACATAACCTAGCAATCCGCCGATTAATATACCTATTGCTCCACCTATTTCACCAAGTACAACAAAAGTCCAAACCAACAATGTTAGTCCAAAGGATTCTGCTGTATCAACATCAATAGGCCATTTGTCTAATCCTTGCTGTAAGAAAACAACAATGATTGGTATACGTATGAGCCAATGTGTCATACAAAATTCTGGTATTTTACTTGTAATAGTTTTTAAGGACATTTGAAATTTTTACACCCATTTAAGTTAGTAGGAGCATATACACTCCCATCATATTGCGAACCTGTTTTAGCTTCGCCTGTTTCTACACCAAAGTTACAACTGGTTACTGCTAGGAAAAAAGCAAGTGCTCCATACACTGTCCATTTGGTCCATTTCATAAACTCGCCAAAAGTTTGCTCCGATGTAGCTTGAGCAACTGGTCGCGGATCTAGCTCCCCCATCCAGCAAACTCCTCTTTGTTTTTCATACGTTCGTGACGTGTTGGCAGATAATGTTCGGTTATACCCAAACAGTCCCAACCTGTTTCTGCAAGCCACTCAGCTAGGTGAGTTTTACTTGTAAACTTCATAGAGAATGTTTCTCCAGATTGTCTATTTAAAATGGTATAATTCATTTGTTCAGTCCAAAGCAAGGTAAAATATTTAAATTACAATAACGGCCGTAATCTTCTAATCCAACCATCATCATAAGCATTAATACGGGTAAAACAGCAATAACAAAGAATATAACTAAGAAAGCCCAGCCTAATCCTTTGGTTGTGCAATATTGTGTTTGTTCACTCATTCGTGTTCGCCTCCCGCTGCACGGCCGTTGTACTTACGACCAGACTTCATAATGTTGTTTAGTGACGCTGGATTGTTTTCTGCTTGACGGAATGTCACAACTGTGATTGTGATACCGCTGATGAGCAATATGTGGAAGGCTGCACTAATACCAAAAGCCAAATAACTTCCTACCATTACAGCAAAGATACCACTCCAAATAAAGAATAGACATTGAAAGATCATATGACCTACCATAGGGTCTAAGTTGCGTAGTGGTGACTTTTCTACTGTCATAACGCTGTCCCACATCTCGCGTGGCATAGTAATTAGTGATGAAATAGTTGTTGCCCAACCAATGGGTTTACTTGGTTTATTCATTTAAGTCTCCTGTGTGTATGTACTATATATAGCAGGGTTTGACCATAAAGTCAACCCTGCTAGGGTGTGTAAAAGTGTAGCACTATATAGTATTTTTTTCCTGTATAAAATTATTGTAATTACTAATTCTAAATGTAATTCTATGTAACACACGTTCAGCAAGTATTTCTGGATCGTTTTGATCACGCTTATGTAAAGTTAATAATTGATCCATTAACACAATATCTCCTGGTTCGTACCAATGCTGATAAATGTATTTGTCTTGGAACATATGATCATATAAACGTTGAAACAGTGTTTCGTCTTGTGTAATTATTTTACATTTATTGTTAGTGTAAAAGTAAATGCCTTTGACACCTGCGATGTTTTGTTGGAGCAACCACATTTTATAAGGACCATCTTCGCCGTCCTTTTTCATCATTTTGTACTGTGTTTCGTTTAGTCCTTTTGCCCAAACCTCTGGTGTATAGCTATATTCACAATGCACACCTTCTAATTCTTTTTTAAAGTCATCATCTAAATCATTGTATGCTAGATTTGTATTCAAATAACTTGTGCTAGTATTTTCACAACCTTCGTAACCTTGTAGTGCTACACCATCAGCACGATCCAATCCGTTTAAGTTGGCGTGCCAATCTAAAATACCACTGCTGAATATACCAGTTGTAATACCTTTTTTATTTTTTTTACCTGTCGTTCTTTGTATAGGATATAGTTCTTTGTCTTTATCCCATTTGTCAGTGTTAGGAGGAGTCTTACCAATATAAAACTCCCCTTCTTTTGTATAAATCATTTGTCTGTAGTTAGCAACTGTGCCTATACGTTCCACAAAATTAACAAACCAATATGGTAATCTTTCTTGATGCTTTAATACAACTATTAAGTCTTTGCGTAAGATATTTTTTATTTTATCAGCATCACTATCACTTAAATTTGTAATGTCAACATTATTAATTTGTGTAGCTACACCGTTTAAACTTTCTACTTGCATCATTTTCTGTCTGATTTCTTTGGCATTGTAAATAATGCTCTAACGTGATGAGGATGCTCTTTACAAGGTTGTCTAGCAAATACTACCCAACGAAATCCTTGAGCAGCAGACCAGTCTGGATATTCTTGCGCTATAAACTCTTTCATACTTGTGCCTGTGGTAAACACATCATCACAGATCATAATCTGATCATTAGGATCGCCACTTGCATATTCTTGCATTGCTTCTGCAAATGGTAATCCACCTCTTGGTATACCTACTGCTTTGTAAAAAGGTCTATCTTGGTATTCCATAACCATTCTTGCTATGGCTCGCCATTCATCTGGATGTATTGCATCACATTCTAGTTTCCAACTCAATGGCAAACCTGCGTGTGATATAAAGTCTCCTGCTTCAAATAGTCTTGCATTTGTTCTATGTGGCAATGCTGGCTCCTGTAATCATTTTAATATTCGTACTTATTTTAGCATTAAATGCTTCGTCTGTCAAATCATAATATAAGCCTTCGGATAATGCTCTTGAAAAACTTGCTGTAATACCTTTGTTTATTGATAACCTTTGACACGCTTCTGCTGTACTATATCCACCACTTAGAAATACAACCTTTTCAACATTATCAAACACTGTAAGATTATGATACAAGTTGGGTACTTCGGGTGGTGTTAGTTTGAGGATGCACTTGCCTGGAAACTCGTCCAAAAATTCATATAATTGATACATAAGAGTATCTTCAACTTGTTCTTTGATTGGATGATTGATAGGTACTTCTGGTTCAATAATAGGTACAAGTCCGTAATCAAAAATAGTACGAGCTAGTGTAAACTGTTGCTTGAGTACAGGATGTACCATTCCCTCACCGTGTACAATACTGCGCATCTTTGTACCATAAATCTTAGGACCAATACCGTTTGTAGCAAACTCCAACATCTGCTTTACTGGAAACTGTTTGAGTGTTCCGTCAGCATCACATCCACTGTCAATCTTTAGGAACGTGTCAATACCTTTTTCATCCAAAACGTTAACCATACCACGTGTGACTGTGTCCTGGTAGAGGATTGCTGCCCAGATGTTTGAATCGTTGAAGTCAGGTGAGTTAACCATACGCATACGCATTTCGTGTACACGTTCCATTTTGTTGTCTTCTGTGTACTCACGTCCGTAGCGTTCTAGTACGCCACCTGTCGAACCACCACTGTGATCCATTGCTGCAATAAATCTGCGATCACTCATATGACTCTCCTGTTTCACGGAAGAAGTTTTCACTCCAAAATGCCTTGTCGTCAATCCATACATCGTAGTTCTCTTTTTTGCCTACGCTGAGTTCGTGAAATTTAGCACCCCATTCAACTAATTGATTGTTTGTTAAGTTAAAATAATCTACACCACTTACGCAGCCTCGTGCTGTCATATATTTAATTGTATGACCTGCATCGTACAATGCATTTACTCGTGCAATGCGTTCTGGCATTGGGATATGATTTGCATAATCCTTCTTGCCGCCGCTGTCTGGAATGATTACTTCCTTGCATATAGTTCCGTCGATGTCAATTACATATTTCATTAAATGTCCTTTTTATAAAAGAATAGCCGACCCTAGATTATAGAGACGGCTATTTGTTTTCTTATTTAATTTATTTACTATCTTCTGAAAGTCGTCCATTAATATACTTTAGTAGTAATCCGTATGCTGGTAAGAAAATAACCAACCCTACGCCAATCTTCAGTACTGTTTGTGATCCTGCAATCTCCATCCAGTTTGCTGCCATATACTCATCTGCTGAGTTGTTGAATGCCACCCAAAAGAAAGTGTAACTATCAATAATATTGGCTGCTACTGTTGATACAGCTGGTGCTAACCACCAAGCCTTATACTTTTCACGCAAATACTGGAAGACATAAACGTCTAACATTGTTCCAATAGCATAGGCTGTTGCACTTGCAAAACCAATACGCAGTGCCACTGATTGTGGTGCGCCTTCAAGCATTACAACTGCAATGCTTCCGATGATTGCCAACGGATATGCCGCTGCAATTGTTGCTCGAGCAATATTCTTACCTAACATTCTAACTGTTAAGTCAGTTGCTAAAACAACTAATGGGAACGTAAATGCTGCCCAAGTTAATTTGATACCAGCTATTTCTACTGGAATAGCAACTAGTGCATTACTTACTGTGATAACAACTACGTGTAATAACACTAGTTTGAGCAACATACTTCTATCAATGTTTTTAAAAATTCCTATCATACAATTCTCCCTTGTTTTGGAATGAGGCCCGTTCTGTTGCTAGGTGGAACCCATACCCCGCATACCTAATTAGGCTGCAATTGCCATTGCTGGCGCACGATTGTCATTTGCAATTGTGAATGTTGACCAATAACGCAGTCATCCGGTAAACTCCACTTCACTTTCACACCTGTCGATCCTAGTTCAGCCCCATCATAATTACTCTATGCCGTAAATTTGTAGTTTTTACGCTACAAAGTAATTATGGTGGAGCTGCCGGGTACTGCCCCCGGGTCCAGTATGCGTTCACGTTGCTTCAACGTCTACAGTCTATTTATAACATAGATTTAAGCTTGTGTCAACAGACAAGTTACCATTTAGTAGATTTAATTTTTTGAAGTTGACGCTGAGATTTTACTGCATTAAGACAGTTTAATATTTTGCGCTGTTTTTGAAACGGTCTAGAATATCCATTCTTGTTTTGCCAAGTCTTATCTTGTTCCATTTCTTTTGACAGGGCTTCGCCTAACATTTTTTCCATAAACATAAGTTCATCGTCAGTTAGTAATTGTATCTTGTTCATACCGTTTTCTCCACTCTTGTTCAAAGTTCTCATCATATTCATAAAGAGGTGCACCATCTGCGCCGTCACGCCATAGACGATTAAAATAACTATTGTAACTACTTATGACTGTGTTGGGTGATGCGTCGAGGTGGCCTTTAACCATATAGAATATTCTGTATTCTTCTTTAAGGTCGTTTCTCAACATACTGTATTTACAAAATTGTTATACATTGGGCGCTAACATAGGTTATTAATTAGACTTTATAAGTTCGATAACAGTGGCACTAGGGTCAACGGTTCCAAACCTGTATCTATACGGAGTTTTATGATGACTACCGTGATATAGTAAGTCAAACCAGCATAGTAAATATTTTGCCTTATCCCAATCTTGTACCTCACCGTACCAATGTCCCCAAGTATTAACTATTGAAGATTGAGTTAATACCAGTATACAATGAAAACAATACAATGAAAATAAAATTGGTGAAATGAAGAACAAACCAAGTAACACACAAACATTTATTAAGATATAGTAATCAGTAGTAAATTTCATTAATTTAGAACGTTTGTACAATAAACCGTAACTTAATTCTTGTAATTTTTTATCTTTTGGTGTAGGCCAAATAAACCAACCTACAAAAAATGCGCCTATTCTTCCGTAAATTTTTGGAGAATGAGGATCTCCATCTTTGTCACTAAATTTATGATGAGTGGTATGTGAAGAAACCCAAACAGGTATAGGACCAGCACCGGATAATGTTGATAAGAAGACTAATGTATAATGCCAAAATTTATTAGTTTTAAAAGATTGATGAGTAAAATATCGATGATATCCAACACTTGTTGAAAATAGGGCTAATAAATATGCAATTAATATTAATAAAATACAGACTATAAGTGGAAGTATGTAAAAAGAATATATTATTCCTATTATTGCAGGTATATGTATTACCCACAAATGTATATAATTTTTTTGTATAGTTTGAACATTAGAGTTTTTCATTTAATATTTATGTAAACTGTCTTTCCAGAAGATTATAATCTTCTAATGTAGTAATCATATCGCCAGCTAGATAAAAATTCATTTCTTTCAATAGTTCTTCGTCACTGCTATAAACACCAGCACATATATAATTATTTTTATCTATGTATTTTATGATCTCGTCTTTGTTTTTCCAATTAGGAAACCGTATCAAACATCTTGCTGTATCTTCACAAACCATAATAGTTGTAGGAACTAATTGGTATTTGTCTTCAAATTCATATTTTATCATTATATGTCGTTCTTCATTTGCTGTATTTCTTGTCTACGATCTGTAATTAGTTTTTTTAGATCATTAAGTGCCTGCCTTGCACGAACCGCACTAACCTTTACACCATTCTCTTCAAAGTTTTCTATTTCTTTGAGATATGTTGCAAATGCTAATTTAAGTTGTTCGTGTGTGTCACTCATCCAGTATTATCTCGCACACTTTTTTCCAGTCATCTACTCTTTCTACTTCAGGATGATGAAACCAAGTGTTCCAAGGATGGCTAATTAGAATAGGCTTCAAACCAAACTTCAATCCTGTTACAGCATTTTCAGGTTTATCTTCTAACCAATACAAGCCTGTTCCGTCATACTGTTCAAGTATGTGATCTTTAGGACCATTAGCCGTAACATAATGCATTTTGTCAAAAGTCTTTTTACCAAACAAGTATCTTAGATGTCGATTCCTAGTTTCTTGAACATACTCATTTGTTCCAACTGCTGTGCAAATATCAATCTCAAAGCCATTGTCTACAAGTTTTTGCACACCTTCTTTTGCATCACGTAGATAAGCTAAATGTGATATCCAAACGCTTTCGTTGAAGTCTTTTATAAGTCCTTCAGCTTGATCTCTATTGATATCATATCGCAGATTGACTGCATAGTTGTCTGGACTTTGTATAGCAAAGCCTTCTTCTTCCATCCACTCGTTGAATTTTGTATTCCAATCCAGTAATACTCCGTCAACATCTGTAATTATTTTTTTCATAGATCTCTCTTTCTATATTATTATAGTAAATTATTACAGAATTGTCAAGTGTTAACTGTTTGCGTGTACTGTTGATTGAGTCACTGAAGTAATTTTTGCACCACAGCCGTATGTATCGTCTTTACGTCCTATGTTAAGATTGTTAGCAAATACATTTGCGCTGTGTGTAGCTAGGCCTGTTTGATGTGTGCTACATCCAGGAATGGTGTGTGCTACTTCGTTATCGCCTTTTCTAACAACCCCTACATTTTCTACAAAAACATCGCTACTACCGTCTGCTGTTACTATGTTTTGTGGAGCAGCATCGCAAGCAATGCCGTCATCAGGATCAGCATCACCAACACTCACGTGAATTGTGTTTACTATATCTACTCCATCTTTTCTTGCAACTAAAGGCATAAATTTTCCTAAGCTAATGCAATTCCTGTGGTGCTTTGTACATATTGCTTTGCCATATTATCTTCTGTTTTATGGCAAAAAACCACTGCACTTTTATTTATTTTGATATTGCTTTTAGGATCTACTGTAAAAGTATATGGACCTAATCCAATACCCTCAGGAGTAGACATTAATGCCATAGGCTTTGTAATTGTAATTGTCGTATTATCCTCTTCAACAAATCGGCAGACAATTTCATCACCTCCTGCGGCTGTTTTAATGGTTACAGTATCATTCATTTTATATGGTGCTTCTAATAACATTATAGTGTATATCCTGTTCCTGTATAGTTTGTATTTTCGACATATGAAAGTAATTGTTCATATCCGCCTACTTTATGTCCGTTAATTACTATTTGTGGAAATGTGCGAGCTTCTGGAAATTCTTCTAAAACTCTTTCTCTTTCAAAGTCTTTTCCCATTTCTAAATATTCAAACTCAAAGTTACTTTTTTCACAAAACATCTTTGCCTTTGTACAACTCGGACACGCCGGTTTTCCCCAAATTTGTATCATAGTGAAAATCCTTTTAGGCTGTCTTTGCTTACGTCTTGTTTGATACCACCAATAACATATGATTCAACTTCTGTCTCTTGTGGAGCAACTTGTAGCCCAGAGCTACTTAACCAATGTTGTGTCCAAGGAAGTGGGTTGGTATTCACTGGTTGATCAAATATTGCTTGCATACCTAGTGCTTTTAATCTACGGTTTGCAATGTACTCGACATATTGATTTAATAACGTTGTGTTTAACCCAATCATTGATCCGTCTTTGAAAAGGTATTCTGCCCAATCTTTTTCTTCAGCTACACATTCACGCCATAAGTCGTAAACTTCCTCTTGGCAGTCTTTTGCAATTTTGGCCATTTCTGGATCGTCTTTGCCGTTTGCCCACAACTTCAATACGTGTGTGCTTAGTGCTAGATGCTGTGCTTCGTCACGAGCAATTAATGAGATAATCTTTGCAGACCCTTCCATTAATTTTAGTTCGCCAAAGCCAAACGTACAAGCAAAACTTACGTAAAAACGTAGTCCTTCTAATATATTAACTGTCATCATTGCTAGATACATTTTCTTCTTAACATCATACATCGAACCTTCGCCACGATGGAAATATGCATCTGCTGCTTCGTTGAATGCATCGTAGTGTTTGGTTACACTAGTTGCTCTAGCAATAATTTTTTCATCATCTAGAATAGTGTCAAACACTTCTGCAGGATCAGCATACACATTTTTCATAATGTGTGTATAACTGCGTGAATGGATTGTTTCAAAGAAATCCCAAGTAACAATACAGCCCTCTAGTTCAGGAAGTGATACGTGTGGCAAAAATGCTAAACAAGGGCCACGTCCTTGTACACTGTCGAGCAGTGTTTGATACTTTAGATTTGCTGTAAAGATGTGCTTCTGTTCTGGACGGAAGTTTGCAAAGTCAGCTCTATCTTTTTGTAGACTTACTTCTTCAGGACGCCAAAAGTATCCTAGCATTGTTTGATTCAATTTATCAAACACTGGAAATTTAAACACATCATAACGCTGTGTGTTTTGATCTGCTCCGAAGAACATATTCTGTTTTGTGAAGTCTACCTTCTCTTTATTAAAAACTGTCTTTGACATTTAGATTCCTCTTTCTGTGTATCTCTATAGATAACTATACAGCCATTAAGGCTGTATGTCAACTAGTTTTGTATTTATATTGCGCAGGCTTCGCAGTATTCTTCATACTCGTCATCTGTGCCAGTAAATTCACCACGTGCCAAAGGTTGATCTACTTGTGTTTCTTCCTGTAATTCACTTGGATCAGTTTTATAATCATAAGTGTTTTGATAATAACTAGTTTTCCATCCTAGTTTATATGTTTGTAATAGGTCTTGTATCATTACACTCATTGGAACTTCATTGTCAGGATATTGTGTAGGATTGTAACTCCAGTTGCCACTAATTGCTTGATCAAAGAACTTTTGCATAACTGCAACAACATTTATATATCCTTGATTACCATTCATTTCCCATAACAATGTGTAATAGTTCTTTAGAGTTTGGTACTGTGGAACAATCTGCTTAAGAGGCCCTTTTTTACTCTTCTTAACGGACAGGTAACCTCTAGGTGGCTCGATTCCATTTGTTGCGTTCGACACAACGGAACTGCTCTCTGAAGGCATTTGTGCGGACAATGTGCTGTGCCTAAGACCGAATTCCAATATGTCTTTCCTAAGAGATGCCCAATCATAATTTAACTTATTCTCTACAATGTTATCGACATCTTTCTTATATGTGTCAATAGGAAGAATGCCGTCTGAGTATTTAGTGCGGTCAAAGTAGTCACAAGCACCACGTTCCTGCGCTAAGTTGTTGCTGGCTTTTAACAAATAGTATTGAAATGCTTCTGTCAAATCGTGTACAAGTTTCCACGCTCTGTCTTCTTCGTAACTCACGTGATTTTTAGCAAGGTAATGTGCAAGTCCAATATAGCCTACACCAAGTGAACGTCTTGCCTTTGTGCTAATCTCTGCAGCCTTGATTGGATAACGTTGGTAATCAATTATTTCTTCTAAAGCTCTTACTGCTAAATCACATAATTCTTCTAAATCATCTAATGTTTTTATTGTGCCAATATTAATAGCACTTAAAATACACAAAGCTATTTCGCCTTCACTATCATCTATATGAGTAAGTGGTTTTGTTGGAAGTGTAATTTCTTGACATAGATTACTCATATAAACAGTGTCTTTAAATGAACTGTGCGTGTTACAATGATCAACATTCATAATATAAATGCGTCCAGTTTCTGCACGTTCTTTGATCAATGCTGAAAATAGTTCCATTGCATCAACTTTCTGTTTTTTGATGCTAGTTTTTCGCTCGTACATTTCGTACATTTCTTTAAACACGTCAGGATCCCCAAAATATGCTTCGTATAATCCTGGTACGTCGTGGGGGCTAAACAATGTAATGTCGCCGCCCCCGAGCAACCTTTCGTACATTGTTTTGTTAAGTTGAATAGAATAATCCAACTTACGAACTCTATTATCTTCTGTGCCTTTGTTGTTCTTGAGTACAAGTATGTCCTCAATCTCTTGATGCCAAAACGGGAAGTGCGTTGTAGCACTACCGCCACGTACACCATTCTGTGTGCAACAACGCACTGTTGATTCAAACTTCTTTAGGAATGGGATGATTCCTGTGTGCGCAACTTCGCCTCCTCGAATTTTTGAATTAACTCCTCTGATGCGCCCTGCGTTAATGCCGATGCCAGCTCTCTGCGCTGTGTAACGTCCAATAGACATATCACTGGCAAAAATGGAATCAAGCGTGTCAT